ATAATTGACCACTAGTACCTTTACCAGCACTAGTATAATTATAAGGTGATTCAGTAACGTCATATTGGGTCATACTTGCAATATACCAGTTGAATGCAGAATCTGCACCACCAGCTACTGATATATGTCCACCACTACCAAATGTACCACTATCTCCACAATGCGATACTCTTGCATACCACTCCCATTTACCAGTACCGTAATTATCTGTTAGCCAATAAGAAGTATTTCGTGTTCCTTGTGCATTTTCATTAATTACAAAATATCTACCATCAGGTAGCTTAGCTTGAAATATTTGTACAAAAGTATGATTTTCTTCTGAAGATATAGTTTGATAAATACCTCCATAATTTGGAGATGTAGTTCCATTTCCATTGTAAGCAATCTTCATTACTTTACCGCTTTTGTTTGGTGGTACTAAACTATCTGCAGATGCTGTAATTCTAGATACTACAAGATTGCTACCTCCAGCATTATTATATAAATTAACACTATTAGTACCCTCTTCAAAATCTTCGTCAAAGTGTCTTTGTACACCACTATTTCTTATAGATGACACCCAAGGATTCCATACTCCTCTATCATTAGAATTACTTTTAAAAGTTACTATTTGTCTATCATTCCATTGTAAACCAGTATGATTAATAAAGTTTACACCAGCATTCTTAACAACCATTCGGGTTGTTCCAGAAGTACTAAATCCTAATTGGTCTGCTGCGTAACTAAACACACCAGTATCGCCATCATTGTGGAATCTATATGTTGGAGTTCCAGCACTTCCATCAGGTCCTAAGAAAGAACTTGAAGCATAAGCGTGTCCATCAACGTGTAAGTCATACGCTGGAGAATTTGTTCCAAGTCCAAGACGACCATTACTATGTACAAGTCGCATTTTTTCAGCACCACCAGTAAGCCATAAAATATTAGCAGCATCTGAAGTGATAAATCTCAAATCTCCAGTTCCTCTATGAGTTAAATCTGATGTAGCATTATCTCCAGACCATCTAATAAGTCTTAAACTATAATCTGTATAAGTATCACTTGCAATTAAATCTATAAAGGCTGTTCCAGAACCGCCTGAACCAAGCTCAATATTTCTATTACCATCGTTTGAACCATCAAGGGTTAATGTGCTTCCATTGTAAGTAAGAGTAGATTCTACTGTTGCTTCATCTGCATCTTTATAAGTTAATACACCATTAGCAGTTGAACCATCGTGAGATATTCCACCTGTTGAATAACCATAACTCTCAATCTTTTCTTTAATAGCTCCAGAAGTCATTAAGTGGTCATCGGTATCAACGAACTCAGAACCAATATCAATATCGCCTATTGCATGTCCACCGACAACAATATTACCAGCGAAAGTTACATCTCCATCTTCATCTATTCTCATTCGTTCAGTAAGAGATGGAGAACTATGATTTGCAACATTTGTATAGAATGCTAAGATACCACCACTTTCTGCATTCTGATTTCCTGTGCTATTTCCAATGACACCTATTCTTGCTTGTGGAGTTGAAAGTTGAGTATTGCTATCCCATAAGTGAAAATCTATATCTGCAGTTAAAGATGCATTTTGGTCGCCAGTTGTATGTGCTTTTAAAGATAATACTGTTGTTTGTGCAACACCATTATCTCTTATAACAGATAATTTATCGTTAAATTCGCCACTCCCCTTAAACCAAGCATTTCCACTACCATTAATATAAGCCCAGGTATCTGTTAAGGGAGCAGTAGCACTATTAGTCATAGCACCTTCTTCAACATTTGTATCTCCAACAAAAAAACCAGCATCTGCTACAACTGCAATTCCGTGACCAGTAGAACTATTTCCACTGGCTTTTAAATAAACATAATCTCCTAAATTTGATAGATAATGATTATATAAAACATCGTGAGTGGAAGAAGTGCTCCAATTTGACATATATCTTTTTATTGTTGCGTTATTACTATTTACTTGTAAATAATCATCTGTAGTTACATTTCCAGAAGTAGTAAATCCAGCAGCAGTAATTGTTCCACTTGTCGTATCACTTGCATCATTCTTTAGAAAGACATCTTCTATTTTAGAACCTTGAATTTGTGCGTCAGAAGCTATTTGACTATCTGATATATTTGATAATCTTGCTAATGGTAAAGTTCCAGATGTAAGAAGAGTAGCACTATGATTAGGTACAGATGTTAAATAACTATAACTCTCAATCTTTTCTTTGATTGCACCTGATGTCATTAAATGGTCGTCAACATCATTAAATTCTGAGCCAATGTCAACATCATTCATTGTATGCCCGCCTAGTGTAACACTAGTAGCACTACCACCTATTTGACGATATGTGCCATTGTCATTAATATGTAAAGTAGTACTTCCAGTTTCATAACCTAATTCATATACGGCTAAATCTGAACCAGAAGGGGTTCCTGAACCTCTTTTAATTTTAATCGTATTTGACATTTAACTCCTTAATAAGTTCCGCAATCTATAGTAGCAGCTGTAATAGTAGCTGCTTCTACATCAAGAAACTCAGCACTACCTAAAGAACCACTAAAGACTTCGCTAGAATTACTAGCGTCTGGAATAAATTTAAATTTGTAATCTGAATCATCCATACCAAAGAAACCAACTTTTGCTGCACTTCCAGTATGATATTTAAATTCAATACCTCTATCTTTATTGTCATCAGAACCTGCATTACCAGCTCCCCCTAATGTAAATATAGGGTCATTAATAGTTACTGTAGTTGATTCAACAGTAGTTGTAGTACCATCTACTTGCAAATCTCCTTGAATATGAACTTTATTATCCCATCCAATTTTCATTGCTTCGGTTGCAGTTCCACTATTACCAGTATAAAATATTAAGTCAGTTTTATTTACACTTGCTGTAAATGTGTCTGCTGCTGCGGCTACAATAGAAGCTGATAAAGCTGTTGCATCAGTTCCTGTTTCATCTGGAGCTGAGAAATTAATTCTACCTAAAACATCATTGTTTACAACTGTAGCTTCTGAAGTATTTAATTGAAGTATAGTTCCTAAAGCAGCTTTTATTGCTACACTAGCATTAAAAGAAGTAGCTCCTGATGTTACAGAAAATCCTTTTGCAAAAGTCATTGCACCACCATCTGCAATAGTAATAGCATCGTCTCCATCTGTAAACTCAATAAGAGGAGTTCTTAACGATGTTGATGCAGTTAATGTTCCTATAGACATAGAACCTGCTGTAAAAGCTCCTGCTACATCTACTGCACCATCACTAGCTTGTACACTAAATGCAGAACTTCCACTTGAATCATATACTTTAAAATCTACATCAGTACTTCCAGGTCCAATTTCTACTATATCTTGACTATCATCTATAACTTTAAGCATAGCAATATTGCCAGCTTTAATTCTTACTTCATTTGGTGTACCAAAATCAATACATTCTTCATCAGCAGCTCTACCTATTTGTGTAAAACCAGCATTTATTATACTAGTAATACTTGTTTGTGCTGCACTAACTGCAATATCATTAGCATTTGCTGTAATTCCAGTTCCACCAATAACATTCATAACAGCACTTGTAGCTGTCATACCTGCTCCTGCAAACAAAGTTGCTATATCATCTATACTTTCTTTCCTTGTAGGGTCACCTGATTGGTCTTCATCCGAAAATGCAATAAAGTCTCCACTTGTAATAATCGCTGTAGTTAAATCATTTACATCTAACTTTAAACTTACACTATTATCTGTAACTCCACCTGCAATAGTAGACTCTATCCCTCCATTTGAAGCAATAGTTAAATCAGACAATAATGGCAAGTGAGTAGTTTCTGCTCCACTATCAGCTTGTCCATCTGCTGTACATCTTCCTATAAATAGCTTTTTATTATAATTCTGAAATCCTAACTCTCCATAGTGTAATCCCGATGGTAAAGTAGCAGCATCAAAATCAGCACTACTATTTCTTTTTAATTTTATTCTGTTACTCATATTTCACCTCTTGTTTATACAAATGTTCCACCATTTATATCGTTATCGTCTATCCATTTAGAACTACTACTATCATATCTTAATAGTGCTCCATTGGATGGACTTGTTAAATTTGTATCATTCATTTCAGCAAGAGTATCTTCTCCTGTGACTTGAGTATCTACATAATCTTTTACAGCTGCTGAAGTAGGCAATGTTGTATCATTGTCATTTGAACCAATACCTTCAGATTCAACAACTAATGTTGCTGCTTTTATGTTATCTACTTCTAAATTGCTAATAGTATTATTATCAGCATTAATTGTTTTATTCGTATAAGTTTGTGTAGCGTCTAATGTTGCTGTTCCATTTAATGCATCTCTAACATTAGTTGCTGAGCTATTATCTAAACTAATAGGTATTTGACTAGCATCAATACTAAAACTATCTTGAACTTTAGTAGAGTTTTGCACACCTACACTTTTAGTTGCGCTTGTTGTTCGCACAGTAGCTTTTACATCTGTATTTGTTGCAACTTTAGCACTTATAGCCATTATTCAGTCACCGCCGCTTTCCATGTATCATTTAATTGTATCATACCTTTAGAAATAACTACATCACCTTGTATATGTCTAGTATAAATAGGATTTGTTGCAACTGATACATCTTTTTCTACCAATTCCCACACTCCTTCAAAATCATCTGTAAAATATTGTGTTGCTTCAGCTGGCAATGTTAAGGTTACAGTACTTCCACTTGCACTAGCAACTAAATCAAATTGTATTTCAGTTATATTGCTATCACTTGCCCAAGTATCATTAAATGTTAATGTAACATTTGTTCCAGTTACTGAAGAATTTGACGAAGCTACAAAAGTAGTGGAATTAGTTATAGATTGAACAGTAGTTCCAGTCAACCCAGAACCAGTAATTTTCATACCAACTTTTATATTTGCTGTACTATTCATAGTAACATTAGGACTTCCGTCAGTAATATCGCAAGTAGCATCTGCTATATTTATTTCTGTTCCGATATTATCATTTGTTTTTTTAGGTCCTGTAAATGAACTATTTGCAAAATCTTTTTGTATTTTACCTACAAATTGCTTGTCTGTATCCATTCCATGACTTGTTTCAAATGTAATAACATTTTCAAAGTCAGCTCCTTGCTGTATTTCTATATCTTGATATTGGTTTGATGAAATCATTTATCTCTCCTAATATAAAAATATTACATTTGCTGAACTTGATTTTGTTGCACAAACTGGGTATATATGTCCTGCTAATAATCCTGTAAATGTTATATCTGCTCCATTTACTGTTAAGTCATAATTTCCTGCCACTTTAACGTATACTGCTCTACATGCATCTTGGTCATTAGTTGTTGCAACTACTGCCTTGATATATGGAGCTACACTTTCTTGTGCTGTGTAATCTAATAATCCTTTAGCCATGGTTTTCTCCTATTATTTAATTGCAAAAGTATTTATCGGACTAGCGATAAACATTTTGTTTTTGTTACTTTCATTATCTGCTACTTTTTTGTAAAAATCTCTCATATAATACTCTTTTAATTGTAAATCTCCCATTCTTTCTGCTAATTGAGCTTTTACAAAACATACTACTGCTAGAGATAATACTCTATTTAAATTTAAATAGGAAGATTCTGATGGACTAGTTACTTCAGTTAAACTAGAATTAGCAGTTATTTCAGGGTCTTCAGAAACAAAAACTTTTTCAAGAGCAGTATATTCAATTCTTAATCCATCGGTAATTGCTTCATCTGGATATATTATAGCATCTCGGTCTCCACCAGTAACTCTTCCTTGATTGTCTACAATTCTACCAGAAGTTCTTACGATTTTATAAAGACGTAATTGTTTACCTTGTTGCATATAAGCATAGGTTCTATTTGTGTCATAGCTCATGGATTTGTATCCTCAGTTATATTTGGCTCACTTTGTAACCTTCTAATTCCTTTATATTTATTATCATCTTCTGTGTCTAAAATGCTAACACTTCTGATAGCAATTAATCCAGGAGGTAAATCATAATCTCTAGTATCTGCTACTATATTAGATTTAGTTACTTTTGTATTAATTTCATTAGAAGATTGTATTTGTGTAATTGCATCTTTTATATAAGCTAATACTAATTTAGTATCACGAGAATTAGCTCTTTCCATTATTTCTAAAATTTTCATTATGTTGTTGCTCCTTGCTGTTTTCTTTGAGATTGCTGCTGTTGTTCTGGTGCTCCTAATGCTCCAGTAATAGATTGCAATTCAGATACAGCTCTTTGATAATATGACATCGATGCTTGTAATCGTTGATTAGCAAGAGATAAATTACCTTGAGATACTTGTAAAACAGATGCTGCCATTTCAGGGTCTTCATCTTCTAACCAATGAATAGCAGATAAACTTGTTTTACTTGTAGCATCTGAAGAAGCCATAGCACCTTCTAAAATCTTTTCAGCATCTAATGAATTAGACAATCTTAACATATCTAATGATGCTGCATAAAATATTGCTACATTTTCATATTCTGTTAATACCCATGAATCGGTATTTTCATCAATTACTGGAGGAGCTGAATAAACAATCACTCCTTTATCTCCCCCTAAATAGCTAACTCCTGTTGCAGTTCCTCCTGCTGTCGTATATACTTGACTAAATGTCAAAGTAGCATCTGTACCACTTGCTGTAGCAGCTGCTGATAATACAAATTGAGTAGTATTGCCTGGAATAGATTCTATTGTAGCTCCAGATGGTATACCTGAACCACTTACTTTCATTCCAACACTTAAAGCTGTATTGTCGTCTATTCCCACAGTTGTATTTCCACTTGTAGTATCGCAAGTTTCATCTACTAAACTGCTACCTGCTGGGTCATGTGCATTATAATCAGGGTCTGGTTTAATATATATTTTACCATTTAATTTGTAAAACTTTGGAAACATTTTTGTAGGAAAAGATAAACTATCGGACTCATCTCCTGCGTGTATAGCAAGAGTTGGAAGTTCTTGAGCCATTCTTCTTTTAGTTCCTTCATAACGATATACTGCTAATATTTTATCATATGCTAAATCAGAACCATTTCCAATAATACTTGTTCCAGTACTATTAAATCCATCTACTTCTACTTCAGAAGCAACAGTCCATAAAAATTTTTCAGGTAATGATGATACAATAAACTTAGCTCCAGCATTTAGATGCTCTACTAAGAATCTAGCTTTAGAACCATTTCCAGTTAAGTTATTTACTTTTTCCCATAATTTCATAATTTTTTCCCTTATGTAATTGGGTCCCTACAGGGAGAAAGGAGGTAAAGAACCTACAAAGACCCAATATACAAATTAACTACTCAGTTATACCCAAATAGCGTGTGATTCTGGCATCATGTATTCGAAGCCAGCTTCAGTTAGAATCATATCGACTCTCTTATCAACACCTGAGTTCTCTAAATTCTGAACTCCAACGTAAATAGAAGTGTCTCTATTAACTCCATTACCAACTAGTGGTCTGTATTTAACATTGTTCATGTTAAGTGCTAAGATTTTAACGTGTGAACCATCTAAAGCAATACATCTAGCAACATTCATGCTACCATATACTGTTGTAATAGTTGTTACGTCTAATCCCATTACTTTTTTACGACCAGTAACTGCAAGGTCTGCACCAAATAGTGCATGTGATGCAACATTTTCATTACCTGCTGCATTTTGAGTTACTTGGCTACCAATGCCAAGATTCTGTTTAAAGAATCCACCTAGTTTATGCAACCAAGTGTAAACTTCAGTACTACATAAGAATACTGTAGCTGCGTCTTGATTGTATCTTGGGTCTTGGTATCTAGACATGTCTTGTAAGAAATCGTCTATAGTCTTAGTGCTAGTCCAAGAAAATAGGTTTCCGTAATTTAAAACATAGTCTACTGCACCTTGAGTATGATTAATTGAGTCTTGACTCACTTGTGTACTAAATAGTCCAGCGTGTTCAATATCCCATTTATGTTCAATTAGCTTGTCTTTCCAAACTCTTGCCCATTCGTTTGGTTCATACTTTAGAGCTGTTGCTCTTGCAGTATTAGTCATACCGAATTGAGTTCTAAAAATTTGAGTTTGTCCATAGCCAGTTGAGTATGGATTGTCTTTCCACTCTTCGTTAGTTAGAGAAGAACCTTCTTCGTGAGCATTACCCACTACGTAACTTCTTCTACCTTCTAAGTCTTCAGCAATATCTAATCCAGCTACTACACATACGTTAGCATTACTTCTCATAGCCGCATTTTCTAAAGAACCAGTAGGAAATCTTAAAATCTTTCCTTTAAGTTCAATAATTTCTGCATTAGTAATTGAGCCACCGCCAAGGTTAAGTGTTTCAGCGTCACCATCTGGTTTAACTGCAGTTACTCTAAATAACATATAGTCAGTTGGAGCACCGCCATTTGCTGTTGATGTAGTAGGAACTTTAATTACTTGACCTTTTTGGAAAAACTCAGGTCTAGTTGCTACGTCACCAATCTTAATTGCGCCAGTAGTTTGTGAATATACATTTTGTAAATTACCTGCAGATTTATAATCTGAAGCAAATAGTAATTGACATTCATCTCCTACTTGTGAAATAGCAGCATCGCCTGCAAGCTTTTTAAAAGATGCATCGTTTACTACTGGTCCACTTGCCTTTCTGAAACCTACGCAATATGCGTATCTTTTCATAAAGGATTGTCTTTTTTCTGTGAATTTGAATTGTGGGTCATCCGTTGGTTTTTTAGCTAGTGTTGACACTAGTCTAAAGAACGGAGTTTGAGCAAGAGACAATTCAGAAAATCTCTCACCAAAGTCGTATCTTCTACGTAAATCACCTGTAGACAATGCTACATCATTACGATAGGATTCAGTTAACCCTTCACTGTAACTTCCTAAAATAGGACTTGCTACAGGATAGTCTTGTTCAGCCATGTTAACCTCCTAAGGGTTTATGGGTTTGTTTACATTAACTTATCTAACCCAGCACCTTGAGCTAACAACTTATCAAAGACAGCATCATCCATTGATTGTTCTTCCGCTTGTACATTCCCACTTGACGCAACGCTTGTTGGCATTTGTCTAACATTTTTCATTTGTTGTATTACTTCATTTCTAGCATTACCAGCTACTTGCGTATCTCGGTTATCCCTGTTTTTCAAATAATAAACATCTTCTAATGATAGTCTATGTGATTTTGCATAACTCATTAAATCACTATAGTCACTTTCAGAAATATCGAATTTACTTTTAAAAGCACTTTCTTCTGAAGCTCTACGTGATTGTTCTGATTGTTGTTTTGCAAAATCTCCCAATCTTCGTTGTACTACTCCATCTACAGTTGCGTTAAACAACTTACCAGATGAAGAAGTTGGGTCTGACAAAGCATCGTCATAATCAAAAACGAAATCTTCGTCTAATCCTAGTTGCTCTTTAATGCCCTTTGGGGCTGAGCCGCCGCCCTCAAAATAACCTCTCACATGAGTGATTAAATTGGGGTCTTCTTTCATCGCATTTAGTAAAGGCATATAAGGTTCTAAATCGTTTAAACGATTGTTAAGTCGTTTAGCTTCACGAGAAGAATCGCTATATCTCTTTTCTAAATTTGCTACATCTTCTGTAGCAACTTGTTCTGCTTGAGGAACCTCTTGTTGTTGAGGTGCTTCTTGCTGAACTTGCATTGGCTGGTCTAGTGTTTCACCCATAACTTGTTTGTCAAGCTGAGAAAAAAAATCTTCAGCCACAGTATCTTCGTCCTGTGGGGTTACTGGATTCTGTGCTTTAATAGCATCATCCTCTAGTAAGTTATCCGTATTTGCATTTTCGTTCATACTGTACTCCTTCTAATTTACAGTTAGTTTTTCTATTTATCAACACTATTCTTTTTTTCTAGTGCTAATTCTTTTTTTGCTAAATCTACGGTATCTTTCATCCTTCCTTGTAAGAGACGTTGTTCCATTTGAGTTTGAGTAACTTCTCTATCAACTGTTTTAGAACCTTGATTTATTTTATCTTTAATACCAGCTTGAATTAGCTGTCTTTCTAATGTTTCTATTGTACCTTCTTGGTCTTTCATAGATTCTTCCATTTGTCCAATTTGGCTTTCCATTTGTGCATACATACTTTTTCTTTGTAATAATGCTTTTTTATTTCTTATATCAGTTTGCTCTATCATAGCAACATCATCTATTAGTCCAGCTTGAAACCATTTAAAGTATTCATCTAATAATGCCCAACGATTTATAGGTTGAGTAGAACCAGCTACAATTCTAACATCAAATTTTGCTGATTGATAATCGTTAAATCTTTTTACAACTTCTCCAAAATCATTATAAATAGGAATATTTATACTTGCTTCTTGGACTTCACCAGCAGTTGCTCCAGCTTCTGGTTGTACAATTCTAAAAACTTTTTGTGAAGTATATGTAAATTGACTAATTTGTTTAAATATTTTTCCTACTTGTTCTAAAGCTGGTTCAACAACATTATTTACCCATTGTCTAATTCTTCTTGTTCCATATTCATCCATAGCCAACATACCACGATAAGTTTCATGACTTTGGTCTCCAGTACCTTGCATACTAGAAGAAATACCACTAATATACTCTATGTCTTGTTTACCTTGTTGAGTTACTGTATAAAAAGCGTTATTTATAGGTAAAGGTTGTATTGCAGTTGGAGGTTCAAATCCTTGTCTATATTTTAACATAGCTCCAGGAGAACTTGAATATTTTTCCCACTCTTCTTCATCTACACTTCCTTCTGTATATAACCATCTAAGATTAGAAGCTAAATTTGCATTATGTAACATAATTTGATGAGCTTTATTAATTTCTCTTTGTTTACCAACCATAGGCAATACTGCACCAACTGGATATGGAGTATTTGTATGTGTATATGCAATAGGAACAATTGGATATTCATCTATTGGCAATAAAGTTTCATATAAATACATATCTCCAACCGATGCACATACTTTAATTTGAGTTTCAAAAAAGTCAATTGCTTCTACAACTTGATTAGCAAAAGATTCAACTTTTAATTGCATTTCAAATGTAGCTTTATCTATTACTCTTTGTATTGTTTTACTTTGTGCTTGAACTAATTCTGCTTCCATTAATGCTTGTTGTTCTTGTAACTTTGCTTGCATTTCTTTTTGAGCTTTTTCTAATTCAAGCATCATTCTTTCTTCTAATATTTCACCTTCTGCTACAAGCTGACTAAGTTCTAATTCTTTTTCTTTTAAAGTTACTTCCATTTCAGAAAGTAAATCTTCAACTTGTTGTTGTGTTTGTTTTTTAATTAATTCTAATTCTTCAGGAGTTGGAGGTTGTTTTAACCATACATTTACAAAAGCAACTTTTTCTTTACTATATACTTCATAGTAATCAAGAATTTCTTCTTGTTCTCCTTCTAATGTATGTGCATCATATTCTACATCTCCAGGTTGAATAGTTTCAGATTCATGAATATCTCTTTCTGAATATTGTTTGCTTTGTACTTGACCATTAGCTCTAACAATTTTTTTCTTAAATTGAGGTAAAAGTGTTGTTAGTGCAGATTTAGATAAATTCTTTTGTACTATTATATAATTAGCGTCTCTAAATAAAAAATCTCTACTTTGCGGGTCTATATAAACATCGTATGGGTCAACAGAATTAAATACAACTTCTCCCATACCTCTATCAGCATCTGGGTCAACGTCAATTTTAAATAATCCCATTCCTTTAACAAGAGAGTCTTGTATAACTTCTCCAAATAAGCTCTTACCGTTTGATAAATGCCAACAATATTCAGCAATCATACTATGTACATGTGCAATATCCGAATCGCTTCCTTCTACTCCAATTGCTTGCCATCTAGGATTATTAGCAGTAACAAAGAACTTCATAATATCAATTGCAGGAGTTATACGATTAATAATAAAATCAGGCATACCACCTTCACGCAAATCTTCTTTTTCTTCTACTGTAAGTTGGTCATTTAAATAAAAGTCCATACTTTTTTGAGAATCAGTAAACCACTTTTTTCTATAATAACCATTTGCTTTATCAAATAATTGCTTATTTATATCAGCTTTATTTTTTCTTCCACGCTTAGCCATGTATCACCTTATTTTTTATTTTTTTTATTTGATAAATAAGTAGCCGCAGCTGCTCCACCACCTGCTAAAATAGCTTTTTCAGCTTCATTTTGCGCTGCTCTTTTAGCCGCAATTTTCTTCATTAAAGCCTTGCTCATCATTTCCATTCCTTTTCCTGCTCTAACAGCACTTCTTACTTTTCCACCAGTTCCAGGTGGAGCAACAAACAAATCTGCTACTGCAATACCTGTTTTTCCAGCTGCTTTAGCAGCTCTTGTTAAGTTTGGTCGTTTAGCCATTTCTCCTGCTATTCTTTTGAACATTTTTGTCATTCTTTTTGCTTCTTTTATGTCTTTTTCGTCTATTGCCATTTTATACTCTCCTATTATGAAATTAATCCCTTATCTCAAAATGAGGTAAGTCATCAAAGTTGTTATTTTTTAAATTTGTATCTCTATCCCAATCTCCACCCCAACGAATAGTAAATCCCATTGAAGCAGCAATCCCCATAACAAATCCAGCAAAATACGTAAATCGTTCTCTATCTTCCCAGTCTACTGGATAAGGAGCAACGTCTACAGCCAATGAAGGGTATTTGTTATGATTTCCTTTTGGATATTTTAATTTACTAAATCCTTCTTCAAATAGCTTGTTCTGTTCTTCTTCTCCACGATGTCCTTGTAAAACAGTACAATCAAAATCTTCAACTATTCTTTCAAATAGCTCTACTAATCGTGGGTCACACGTATTTAGTCTTTCTTGTGATTTTTTACCGAAACTTGCCATTATTTATAGCCACGATTTAACATACGTAAATCGTTCTCTATCTTCCTATTGTCACGTTCACGCTTTCTATCTGCAGCATCAATTTTATCTGCTTCTAATTGAATATATTCTTCATCCATAGTACCAACATCTCCCATTTTA